GTCAAAACGTCTATGGCAACACTGAGGCACCGAACACAATCGCGATGCCGAACAAGGGGAAGAAGAAATAGCAATGACGAATTTGAAATTTACATTAGTCGGCGTATGCATGGCGCTGTTCGCCGTGCAAGCTTCAGCAGATCAACGTATCAGCGATCCATCAGAAATCGAAAAAATCATCAAACAGATTCCGATTACCGATAAAGATTTTGGCTACAAAAGTTTGTTTGACCGGCTTCCAAATCTCGGCATCAAGGTCATTGACATTCGTACAGCAACAATAAAAAAGGGCGAGGCAGAACCGCCTTACTACCTGGTAGGCGACCAAGTTTTTTATATCTACACCAACGAGCCCAACGAAGTGGTGAAGGCTATTTGTCCGATCATGGGGAATCCTGAGTACGTGAAACGTGGGAAGAAATACATCGCTCAAAATCGAACGGCTTACTGGTTGATGACGAATCGTTGCGATTTTAAGGGGTAATTTGCATGTCGGCGGGACAAGACTTTAAAGGTGATGTTGGACAAAACATATTTGGCAATGTGATCGAAGCGCCGAGATTACAGAACGTCGTCAACTTGACCGTCGTGAAAGAGCAACCGGACGTGCAGACAATTACCGACTTCCAGCGTGAGCGCATTTCGACATTAGTCAAAGACTTGGTGTCGATCACCGGCGACCACACGCTCGACGTGTACAAAATAATCCTGACTGATTTCGGTATCGAGAAAATTCGTCAGCTACCGCGCGATCGCTACAAGGAAGTAGTTGCAACGCTGGGCAAGTGGATTGTTGACGCCAAAGATTCAGTGCGCCCGATGCCGGACAAGTTGGAGACGGATAAGCTCGAACCAGAGGCACACAATCTGGCGACCTGCCTCGGCTGTGTCGAAAAATCGGCAAGCTATGCCCGTTTGCAACGCACGAGCTGTGCGCAAATGGTAACGCTTATCGCGTGTCTCGGGGCATGCGGCTGGCTGCTGTACAAGATGCCGACATCCGCTGACGCTGCCAACGTGGCAACGGCGTCACCGGAAAATAAGTGCTACTTGGACGGTAAAATTTATTCAATTGGTAGCACGGTAAAAAATCTCTCCGGAACAGTTCAAGAGTGCCTACCTGCGACGGAACAAACACCTGCGCTATGGTCGGCGAAGCGTCCGCGATAAAATCACTGGAAGCCGAGGGAAAAGATGTCTTCTACATCTGCAACGTGGAGCACACCTAAACAGTTCGAAGCACTTGTAGGTAGATTGCTTGAGGCGAACGGCTTTCTAATTGATGCGGAAAGTGCGTCCCGTCTTGGTGTGGATTTTGTAGTCGGGCGCGAGAGCACTACGCTCGCGTTTGCAATCGAGGTTAAGTATTATCGGACCGCGCGTGCTCAGATAGCACTTATCGACGCGGCCGCCACAATCCTTCAAACGAAGATTAGCTCGGCTCAAAGCTTGCAAGGCATGTTAGTGCTGTCATGCCAATTGCCGGTAGACATGAAACAATCTCTTGAACGTAAACTTGGGATTTTTCTTGTAGATCGCCACATTCTTTATCTGTGGGCCACAAAGCTGCCAGAAGCCTTAGATGAATTAAATGCCATGCTTGAGAATGATCGTCCGCCTCCGTCCGGCGCCGGTCTCGGCAATGACTCCAGGAACAGCACATTTGAACTGTTATCTGAACTATGGTCTTCGAAAGAGGATGATCGAGAACTAGAAGAGAAATTTGTTCGGCTAAAAGAAGAGGTCGAGAGCCTCGCAAATACTGCAAGGAACAAGATAGATGCTTTGTGGATGCTGCCAACGTTCTCGCGTAACATAGTCGGTTCGGTTGTTCTGCCACCTATAGATAATAAAGGTACGGAGTTAGTCGCTGAACTTCGTGCGCTCGGGTGTGGCAAGACCACTTGGCCGGCGTATGAAAATCTGTGTGATCGAATATTACGTTATCTCTTTCCCAATGCTCTTGAGGGTTGGCACAGGCAGCAGCGCACAGACGACGGATTAAATCGGTTTGACTACATCTGTCGCATCAAGCCCGTAATCGGATTCTGGACATTTCTTATCGAGCATTTGGATAGTCGCTATATTCTGTTCGAGTTCAAGAACTACAAGAATAAGATTAAACAAGGAGAAATACTCACGACTGAAAAGTACTTGCTTGAAAAAGGCCTTCGAAAAGTGGCGATAATTTTGTCGCGCTCTGGAGCCGATGCGGGGGCAATAAAAATGACGCAGGGAGCCATGCGAGAAAGTGGCAAGCTAATGCTGGTCTTGGACGACGACATGCTTTGTGACATGTTACACAAGAAGGAAAATGGAGAAGATCCAACTGACTTGTTGTTTGATGCGACAGATAAATTTTTACTTGGTTTGCCTCGTTGAGATAGCTACAAATTTCCGCCCCCCCCATCCCGAATGGCTAAATGAGGTGCTCTATGTTCGATGCGCTAAATTTCGACAACTTCAACGAGGCCGATGTTAGAGAGGAAGTGTTGGCGCCGTTAATTCGCTTTCTAGGCTACAAGTCGGGGACGGAACATAACGTCATTCGCGAGCAGTCTCTCCGTTACCCACAAATATCGATGGGACGAAAGGACGAAAAAAAGGACCCTCCGCTTCGTGGAAAAGCCGATTACATTCTCACAGCAGATAATAAGGTGCAATGGGTAATTGAAGCAAAATCTGCCTCTGTCCCAATTGGCATTGATGAAATCGAGCAGGCGTATACCTACGCAAATCATCCCGAAATTCGCGGCGTATTTTTCGCGCTCTGCAACGGCCACTTGCTGAAGATATTCCAAACCAACCTAGGGCCGACCGCCGAGCCAATCCTAACAATCACCTATGAAGAGTTCAATACGCGTCAACATGCTTTGTCAAACCTACTTAGTCCAGCTTCGATCATAAGAGATCATCCAGAAATAACGCCTGACTATGGCGTTCCACTTGGCGTTGGTCTTCGATCGCTAGAGAGAATCGGAAGTGGCTTGATTGGATATACCTCAAATAATCCTATGTTCAAAGCAATGAACGAGATGCAAGTTACGATTATTGGTGGCGCCATTCAAAGAGATGAAACAGGTAAGCTGGTTGCATATGTTGAGACGCGAGCGCCCACGCGTTCCACTCAAGAAATGATAGAGCGAATGGGTTTAACACGCTTTGAAGCTGAATGCGCCGATAGCGTCCTATCCTCTGACGCATTGAATCCCTCGATTTTTTCTTATCGGGGTTCGATCGTTTTCCCGAAGGGTGAAGTAATGCAAGATATGAACACGTGGAGGACTTACACACTTCCATGGGATTTGCCCGTGTATGTCGAGTGGATTGCATCTGGTAGTCTGGATGGCAGAGTGTTTTCTGGGGTAGTCACAAATACCATGAACTTTAGTTTTCCTGGCCAAAGACATCATTTCGTATTACCAGGAAAATTCGAACTTACGTTAGCATAAGGCCATCCAAAAAATCAGGGCGTGATAAATATCCAGGGCCTGTTTTTCGGCGTGATTTTAATTTGCATCAAATTGATTTAGACGTGCTGGAGTTCAAATACTCGAACGTCACTTGAATTTACCTTTCCAATCGGACAGCTATGCGCAAAATATTTCCGGGACACTTTAGGCCAACTGACGATGAATTTAAGGCGCTTTGGGAAAGCTGCATCTTCGCATTTGATGCAAATGTGCTGCTGAATTTGTATCGATATTCTCCCGAAACAAGGGAAGCGCTCGAAAAAACGATGGAGTCTGTCAAGGATAGACTATTCATCCCTCATCAAGTGGCCAAGGAGTTTTTAAATAACCGTTTGGGTGTGACCGCCAGTCAGGCCGAAGAGTATTCGAAAGTCGTCAAGAAACTGGATGACCTGACCACTTCGCTCACTAGCAAGAAAAAACCCCCTTATCTGACAGGCGAAGAACTAGGACAATTCACCGAGTTGTCCCCAAGGATCAAAGCACAACTTGAGGCACAAAAGGACTTACTACACAATCGTTTAACCAATGATGAAATACTCAACTTTGTCGAATCCGTTTGTAGCGGAAAAACAGGTAATGGTTATGACGATAAAACATTGCAGGCCATTGCGACGGAGGGGGAGTTACGCTACAAGAATAATGTTCCGCCTGGCTACAAAGACGTAAATAAAGAAGCGCCGGGCGACCCATTTAGAAAATATGGAGATCTTATAGTTTGGAAACAGATTATTGATAAATCTCTTGAGTTAAAAAAATCTATCATTTTCGTCACCGATGACAAAAAGGAGGATTGGTGGAGCGAGCAATCTGGCAGAGTAATCGGTCCTCGGGCAGAATTGCGCGAGGAATTTATTGGTACGACATCTAACGAATTGTGGATGTATACCGTAGATAAATTTATTGAACAAACTGCTGCCGCTAGCAATATTGAAATAAGTAAAGAGGCTCTTGATGAGATTATAAATGTTAGCGGGGACGTTTTTTTAGAACTTATTCCAGATGAAGTGGAAGAGCCGTCGGTGAGCCAAAAACCCCGTCGTCGGCTAACTAAAGATAGTGTGCTTTCTGACTTATCTGAATGCATCAGAAGGAATGGATCTATCGACGGGTCTGTGGCAACGAATATTTTTGTTCATGGCTATATGGGCTCCCAAGGGTATCCAACCAATCTCATTTACAACGTTCTTCGTCGTCTTGAAGTTATGGGGTATATCAAATTTCTGATAGATGCGAGGGAAGATATGAGGGAAGAAATGATCGAATCGCGGATTCAGTTGGTGAATTTCGATTTGGTTTAGGCGATTATAAACTGTAAGTGTTATTTATCTGCGTTGTCATTAATGACGTTCCGTCGCTCTGTTATTTTCGCCCATTCGCTTTTTGCGGCATGCTGAGCGATCTGTCGGTTCGCATACATATGAGGTAGCGTTTTCGGATTGACTTCGGCGCCAGCCACCGGCTTTTTAAGTTTCCTCGCGCCTGTCGTTGGTTCCAGTTCCTGACCGGACTTCTTAGTAACAATGTCGCGCCATTTAGCGATCACGCCGGTGATGCCGGGGTCTCGGTCGATTTCGTCTTCACGTTCTACTTCGGCTTCTTCGGTTCTCGTTTCCAATTCGATGCGTGTGGTAAACCCTGCGTCACTGATGCTATGCGTGACCTTAGCGACCAGCCAATCCATATTGTCGATATCGGTCTTGAATCCCGATACCTTGACCGGTGACTGCGGTATAAGCGCCGGATTGCCAAGAGCCAGCGATAATTCGAACGTTGCTAAGCCGCGTTGGATACGCTGCCACTCGGCGACAGCCGCCGTGCGGGCGTCTACCTCGCTTGTGTAGGTGGTGCGCAGCCGTTTAGTGTTGCCAGGCACACCGGCGACTACACTGCGGCGCAGGCCGCCGTACTTTACGTCATGCCAGAATGCTCGCACGCCGGTGTAGCTGTCGCGCTCTGCGCTGTGGAAGCGGTGGCCATCGCCCAAGCGGCGGGTGATCTGTATAGTTTGCAGATCCTGACCGGATACAGTCTTACTCCGACCGGCCGGGACAAAAATCAGCGTGTCGTTTTTGACGGTCGCCGCAGCGTCGTATTTTTTTCCGAGGCGGCGCAAGAAGGCGGCGTCACTCTCCCGCGTTTGGTCCATGTGTTTGACTTCGATATTTCGCAAGGCATCCGACACGCCGGCCTGCAATTGCTGGCGGAAGGCGATTGCTTCGATAATCCCGCCCAGCGTTGTATTTTGGAAGCTGTATTCGTTCACCTGGCGGAAGGTGTCGATCAGGCTGGCGGTTCGCGCGCGCAGTATCATTACGTCAGGCGTGCCGCTGCATTCAATTTCATCAACCGTAAAAATGCCTTTGTCGACCAGCCCGGTGTCGGCCCATCCGATTTGTACGTTGATCCTGGCGCCGAGTCTTGGCAGCGCTAACTTGCCGTCGGCGTCGGAAAGCACAATGTCCAGCTGGTCGCTATCCTCGCCGCGACATTCTGCTAATGTCAGGCTCACCAGACGCGGCGCTATCTTGCCGGTGACATCCCGTTCGTCCAGGGTGATTTTGAAGGCCGGCTGCAGGTATGCCATCAGAACAGGCTCCTGGCGCTATTGGACAGATTGCCCAATGTCGCGGCGGCATCGTTGAACGCTGTGCTGGCGCTGTTGATGATGCCGTCCATGCTCAACATGTTCTTGATGCTGCCCAGATCGCCCAGAGAATTCGCCATGATCAGCATCGATTCGTCGGTACGCTTTAGCGTTAGGGAGAATTCGATCCGTGCCGGGTCGCCATTTTGGGCCAGAATGGATTTTCCTTCTGTCATGCTGGTGATGACGAACGAGCCGTAGATGCGGCCGGTGCCTTGGATCAGTATCCACGATTTGCCGGTATCGGCCATCAGGCGCAGGGCGTCCAGCGAATAGATGCTGCCGGTCAGTTCGGGCGCGATCCAGCCGCTGAGCGTGATGGTGTCGTCGCCCTTGCCGGTGTATTGATGGGCGTCACGCGTGCCGACCCGCGACGATCCCGGGTGCTTCCACTCGGTTTGACGCTGCAGCTCCTGATAGGCGAGAGTCGGCAAGCTGAACACAAACATGCCAAGTGTCATCATCATGGCGATTTCCTTAGTCGTGATTGTCGGAGAAGCTGGAGCGGCGCCGAGCTGATTTTTGGCGATCACGCTGTTCAAGCACTTGCGCGACGGCGCGGGCGATAGCTTGTTCATCCATGCCCGGCGCCGCTTGAATCGTGATCTGGATGGTGTCGCCCTGGTATGTCGCACCGGCTCCAGCCGTGCGCGGAGAAATTGGGGGGCGGGTGTCGAATGCCATCGCCGGCATGGCGGCCGCGCTGATGGCGATACCGGCGCCCAGTTGCGTCAGGCGCTTGGCCAGACCACCGACCTGGCCGATTGGGCCATCCTCGCTACGCTGCAAGCCGACGGCCAAGCCTTGCATCGTAAAGTCCCCCAGTTCAGCAAAAACACGACTCGGGCTATGGATGCCAAGTTTTTCCTTAAACCAGCCGATCACGCTATCGCCTGCGCCGGCAATCGTAGCCTTTACCCAGCCGAGTGCGCCGGTGATACCGTTGACCAACCCTTCCATGATGTTGGCGCCGAAAGTGGAAAACTTCGCCGGCAGTTCGAAACCGAACCAAGTCATTACCCCGGCGAATGCCTGATAAAACAAGCCCAGCGGCGACCAGTTGAGAACCAACGCATTGATGCTCATGATACCGCCGTCGAACGCTTGCTTCACGTCCGACCATATACCGCCGGCAAATGCCTTGATGCTGGCCCACGCGAGGTTAAACACGTTGGTGACGCCATTCCACAAATCGATAAAGAAAGTCTTAATCGGCTCCCAATATTTGTAGACGAGGAAGGCGGCCAGCGCAATGGCGGTGATTACAAGCCCGATGGGATTCATCAGCATGGCACGGCCGGCGATCAATGCGGCGCGCCCGAGCCAAAGGAAGGCGCTGCCGATGCCGCGCAAAATGGGCATCAGCACGCCGCCCTGAATCCCCATTTTTGCAAACATGACGTGCAATAAGGCGTAAGGGCCAATCAACGTGGCGAGCCCGAGCATCAGCGGCCCGATGACCACCAGCAAGCCGGCCAACACGCCAAACGACACAATCATTACTTTGGCAAGAGTCGGGTTCTTTTCAATAAATCCATTCATGTGGTCTAACGCGACTGTCACCGTTTCGATGGCGCTGGAATACAAAGGGAGGATCTTCTCGCCCATGACGAGCATCAAATCAGCCAATCTTGTGGAGGCATTCAATTCCTTGCCGCTTGTCATCCGCTGCCCAAGCGTGTTGATCTGGTCGATATCGTAGGCGCCAGCGTTGAGTTTGGCGTTCTTGTGGATCTGCGCGCGCTGGTTGAACATCTGCACGAACTGACTGGCAGCGGTGCGCGTGGAAAACATGCTGCCGATGGCGTCTTCAACATCCTTGTGCTTGGTGATGCCGCGCTTGGCCAGCTGGGGCAAAAGTATTTGCTCCATCCATTGAAATTGACTCTTGCGGAACAGGTCGCTTCCTAGCAAGGCGCCAGGGTTCAGGTAGGAGACCTGGCCGGCCTTATCGTGGGTGACTTTTGAGGCGTCGCCGATCAAACCGAAGGATGCGATGTTCTTGATAGCCCGCTTGGAAGTTCTGCCTTGATACAGGTTTTGATAGCCCGACATCAATGCCGTGCCGGTGCGATGGCCGCCGATTTCCTGCACCAGCGGCTCCATTTCGTAATAGAACGATTTGTCGTCCATGATCTTGGCCGCGATGCCGCCGGTCTTGATGAAGTTCAGCCATTCGGATGGGCCGACGCGGCCGCCGGTCGCGGAGATGACCTTTTGCACCATATTGGCCTGGCCGTGGAAGGTGTCGGAGTTGGCGGTACCGCCACGCGTCTCGATCACCTTCAGCATATCCATGAACTTGCGCTCGTTTTCCTCGCCGGATTCCTCGCCGTAGAAGGCTTTATTGCCGAATTTCATCTTGGCCAAGGTCGGCGCCACCATCTGCGCATGCGGTAGATCGCCGAACACTGACATGCTGTCGCGTACCAGTTCTAGGTTCTCGGTGTGGCTGGTGCCAAAGGTTTTCATGTTGCGTGCGTATTTTTCCGCGTCGGCGCTGACCTGCGGCCCGAGCCCCAGGGCGGTAACACGGCCGGTTTCCGTTTGATAATGCTTGGCTTCCTGCAGCCCCTTGACGATGGGCGCGCCGACCACGCCGCCGGCGATGGTTGCGCCGACCCCTGCGGACGCCACATTGCCGGCCACGGTGCGCAGCTTGTCGGTGTGCTGGCGGGCGACTGTGACGCGCTGCTGCTGTGCGCCGGTCGCGGCAAGTCGTTTCTGCTGTGCGGTCAATTCGGCATTGGTGGAGGCGATTTTGCTTTTCAACGCTGTCTGTGCCGCGCCAAGGTCGCGCGTAGAGATGCCGGCGCCGGACAGGCTGCTGCGCAATACCTGTAATTGCTGACCTTGCTGTTGCGCCTGCATTTTCAAAGCCCCAGCGGCTTTCACGGCGGCACTGAATTCGCGTGTCATTACTCGCGTTGGGCTGTCGGTTTGCTTGATCCGCTGCGCCAGACCGGCGACGTGGCGTTGCGCCGCTTCCAGCTTGGTGCTGGTTTCTTGCAGGCCAGAACGCATGGCGCGAAACTCGCCGATGTCCTTTTGCCTGGCGTTTAGATCCTTGAGCTTGTCATTGGTAGCCTTGATGGCCTTGCCCAAGGTGGTGGACTCGTTGACGATCTTTTTCATGGGCGCGGTGAGCTTGTCCAATGCGGCAAACACAACCTGTAATCGCAATTCTTTATCACTCATTGTTCTCTCTCACTCTGCCGCGCCGCTGCGTACTCTGGCGCGCTCGCGCCAGCCCATCAATTCCGATATTTCTAAATCGTCCATGGCCTGCGGCGGCCAGTGAAACACCGCCGCAATGTCGGCCATCGGATTTTCTACGCAATCGGGGAGACCTCCTGACGATCTGCTTTCTTCACCAAAAAATAGGCTACCTCGGCGCCGAGAGAAACCAGGTCAGCCGGGTCCAGATTGGCGACATCTTGGGCGGTGAGTGTTGGTGTCGTGATACGCGGCAGTACGCGCTGCAGGGCAACCACGTCCATATTGCCCAATTCGATCAGGGAGACGCCGCGCAGTGCGCCGGATTTCGGTTTGCGTAATTGGATTTCGGTGATGAGAGTTTTGCCACGAACAATCGGTTCGTCCAGGGTTACGGTTTGATAGATGCCGGTGGCGGTAGTGATTTCTTGTTCGGTCTTGCTCATGATGTAGATCCTTTGATAATGATGAATGAATGTCGATGCTAAAAAATTGTGACGGCGGTAATTACAGGCCGATGGCTTTGCGGATATCGGCGTTGCGATCCACGCCGCCTACCTTCTCGATGCCGCCCATGAAATCCAGCTCGATCAGGACTTCGCCGTCCACGGACAGCTTGTAGTAGCTGCAGGTGGTGTTGTATTTGTGGCTGGTGTCGGTGGCCTGCTTGGCGCTGCCCATATCGATTTCCTGGTGCCGGCCGCGCACGACCACTTCCACCGCCGAGGTGACGCCGTCGTCATCGTTCTGGTAAGCGCCGGCAAAGCGCAATTGCACGGCGTGATGGCTGGTTGCGCCGTACTGCTTGAGCGCGTCTTCCAGCAAGCCGCCGGCAGTCCATTCCAGATTGATCGCCTCGCTGCCAAAATCAACCTTGACCGGGCCGGTCATGCCGCCGGCGCGGTATTCCTCCATCTTGCGGGTCAGCTTGGGCAAGGTCAGTTCCGGCACCATGCCCATGTAGGACGCGCCATCGTTGAATAAATTGAAGTCTTTCAGTTTGCGGGGTAAGCCCATGGTGTTCTCCGTACTGGTGATAAATGATCCCTACCAATGCAGGGACCGCAGCGTTCAATCGTGGATCAGGCGTTGATGCGACTGGCGAAGTCGGCCAGGTAGCGGTCGGTGATCCGTTGCTGGAAGACGAGGTTTTCCAGCGGCGGGACCGGCGTGTAGTCGTAATCGATCGCCAGCTTGCCGGCCTTCAATGTTTCCTTGCTATTGAATGCCTCGTCATACCAGGCGCTGCCGTCGATGATGTAGCCCTGGGTCTTCAATTCGCGGAACTTGGAATTGATGCTCTCCAACAGATCTTTTACTAAAGACGGATGCAGCGGCTTGTCGACATAGGTAAAGTGCGCCTCGGCGATGGTGTCGGCCAACACCTGGGCGGTACGCGTGTAATTCTCAAAGAAGAAGAATTCGGGCACTTCGCAAGTGCGGGAGCCCCAGAAACGGAAGCCGCCGTTGTTGATCAGGGTCGTGACCTCTTTACCGTTCAGGTAGCCGGCATCGGTGGCCGGATCCTGCAGATCCCAGAACACGTCGCTGGAGATGCCGGTCGGGCCATTCACAGGCATGTTCGATAACGTTTTATGCCAACCGATTTCCTCATCGATCTTGGCACGCAGGCCCAGCGCATACGCGACGGCCGGAATACTAGCCTCGGCATTGGTGGCGATATCCCAACTGACGAAATCCGGCCAGATCAGCATCAGCTCGCGCTGTCCGAAATCCTTGCGGTAGGCGACGGCGTCTTCTTTCGTCAGGCAGCCATGCGCCGACGCATAGACAAAGCCGCGCAACTGCTGGGCGACGCTGACCAGGGCGTTTGTCACCGGCTTGCTGTCCAGCCCTGGCGCGCCCAGGATGCGCGGCTTGATGCCGAGCTTGCTTTGGGCGGCCAGCAAGGCTTTGATGCCGGTGTATTTGCCGCTTGCGGTGGTTGTGCCAATGACGTTGGAAGTGGTTTCTTCCTCGTCGGCACCTTCGGCCACGCGCACTACAATCGTAAATGGCTTGGTTTGGCCCCCGATGGCTTCCAGCGTCCGGCGCAACGTTCCCTTTGTCCCTGCCTTGCCCAGGGCCGCGACCACATTGGTCAGCAATACAGGCGTGTCTAATGGGAAGGTGGCCGGGTCGGCATCGGACGCAGTGGCGATCAGGCCGATGACCGCCGTGCTGACGGTACGGATTGGGCGTGTTCCCTCGTTAATTTCGATGACGCGCACGCCATGGTGGTAATCAGTTGCCATTTGGCCTCCTGTTGATGGGTGATGGATTAAAGAGCCGAGGCGTCGGGTGCGACCGGCCAGGTGATGGCGTCGGGGAAACCGGCGCTGGGAGGCACGCGCTGGAGTGCGTCCTGGTGCTCAGACCAGGCACGAAAGCGCTGTGCATCCTCGGCAGACAGCTCCCCGTCCGCATAGGCATCGGCTTTGCCCGCCGTGTGGTCGAGTGCGACCGTCATGCGCGCGTCAAACTCGGCCATTGCCGCCGCGCTGGCGTCCGCAAACGTCGCCGGCTCTGGCGGCCAGGTCAGCGACTCGGGGAATCCCGCTTGCCCGATGGCGCGCACCAGAGCGATCTGGTAGGTTGACCAGGCACGGAAGTCATAGGCTTCCTCCAACGACAACAAACCAGCCGCATAGGCGTCGGCCTTGCCGGCATTGTTCGTCCGGGCTACCGTCATGCGTTGCTCAAAGTCGGCCATCGCTGCGGCCCGTTGCTGTTGCGCGATCACGGCAGGATCGATCTTCCACCCGCCATCGCGCCAGGTGTATTCGTCCGACGGACGCGGCATGTCCGTGAGTCCGTGTTCGGCTGGCGTCTGGCCGGCGACCAGGATCTCGGCCGCTTCGCCCGTGTCCTGGCGATACAGGATGCGACCGCGATAATCCGGCAACAGGATCCAGGCGCCGTCGACGTAAAACGGCCAGGTCAGCGCGGCGCGCTCCGGCATTGCCTCGGCGGTGCAGAATGCCGGTATCAGCCAGCGGTCGGGGTGACGCGGATCGGCATCGGCCAGGCGGCTGCTGTGATATTGGCCGTTCAGGTTGTCGTATTGATGAATCAGCATCGTTTTTCTCCTTAAACTTGATAGGCGCGAATCATGGCCAGCATGGCGAGGTTGCGCGGACGGGCTTCATTGCCGCCGTCGAGGTTGACCGTAATCCCGTGGGTGTGATTGCCGGCGCCGCCGATACCGATGTTGTGGGCGTGCGTGCCGGCGCCATCGGTGTCGAACGCATGGGCATGGCCGCCGGCGACGCTGGTAGCCATTGCGCCACCGCTTTGCTGCACGCTGTTGCCGCCGGAGGCACCCTGACCGTTACCTGGGGAACTGTTGACGGAGTGCGCGTGGTCGCCCGCCCAGTAGGTGTTGCCGTGGTGGCCGTGCCAGCCTTGGGCATCCGTCCACCCGCTGTGGATGTGATCGCCGACCGCCCCCGCGCTGGCGGTGTGGCCATGGACTCGGTTCTCGCTGTCTTGCCAAGTGCCTATACCGCGTGCGGCATCGACGCCACGCCCATCGTCCCAACAGCGCAGCATCTCTCCGCGCAATTCTGGAATGCGGAAATTAGTTGCGCCGTCGCCTGTGGAAAAACAACCCCAGTTGCCATTCGCCCAACTCGCTTCCGCAATGAGCGCGCCGCTTGCCTGGGCATAGGCCCAGAGGTCGGCATAATCGACACGATTCAGCAGCGCGCCATTGAGTTTTAGATAGCCGGCACGGGCGCTGGTGCGCGCTTCAAACACGATTTGTCCGATCACCGCCTGGGCGATGGTCTTTTGCACAAAGGCCGTATTGGCAATGTTGAACGAGTTGTCGCCAGTGACTGGCGTGGGTGCTGTTGGTGCGCCAACAAAAATGGGGCTGTCGAGTCGGGCGAACCGGGTCAAGCGCTGGGCCAGTTTCTTCGCCGTGATCGCGTGTTGGTCGTCCATGCCGGCGTCCGCCTCGGCCTGGGTGGCGATGGAGACCAGGCCGGTACGCGCCTCGGTGGCAGTGCGTGCCGACAGAGTTGCTGGCGTGATGGCACGCACGGCGTCTGTGCTGGCCAGCGTTTCTGCAACGGTGGCCAGCTCGATCACGCCTTGGCGTTCCGTGCTGGCCGGCGGGTTCGTAAAATTGGCATCGCCGAACGAAAGGGACGTGGTGGCAATCGTCGTAAACACGGTGTCTGCTGCCAGCAGTAGCATCGATTGCGTGGATTTTTGCAGGATAGGATCTGGCTGGCTATAGACTCCCAGTAGCACGCCGTTACTGAGCCAGTAGCCGATACCGCGCACCGTGTACGTATCGCTGCTTTCATCACGGATGGTGACGTGCATCGTATCGGCAGCCACCACCTCGCCGGATATGGTGCGAATGCGTTTGATCTCACCTGGCAAGGCAGTCATATCTGCATTGGCAGTGAAAACTGCTGCAGTAATTCCGATCTCGGCAATCGTCAATGGTGCTGTACCGTTGTGCTCGGCATTGACCAGGGCGGCGCGTCCTGCCTTGGTAGTGATAATTTGGAGTCCGGGCATAGAGTTAGGCTTCTGTCAGATTCAAACGGGCATAGATAACGGGGCGCGCAACAACCGCGACAGCAATGGCGGCATGGGTCTCGACGCCCTGGGTAAACGTAAAGTGGCTGCGGACTGGCTTCGTTCTGCTGACCTCGGCAATCACGTCGTCCACAAATGCCGCAGTGGCCGACTGCCCGCCGGCACCAGACAACGTCATCACCAGGTCAAACGTGTGCGGCTCCCCCATCGGGGTCTTTTGCCACCACTCGCGCAGCAGGATGGCTCCGCCGAACGCAGCGACCACGTCTTTCACCGACTTTGCGGTTCCCTTTTGACGGTGGATCGTCATGGCGTTGCGCACGCGGGCGCGGCGCACTTCTTCGCTCCAGTAGGTTTTCCAACTCTCCAGCGACAATTGCCAGGCTAACCAGGGCAGTTGATCGACGGGAATCACGTTCGGTTGGTAAAGCGTGCGCAACGGCACCGTCACGTCCGAAATCCGCGCTGTAGCCGCTTCCAGCGCCCGCTCCTGGGGCGTAGAATTGGGTGGCAATAGTGATCTGACGGCTTTACTCATGCATGCCCCCAGATACCGCCGTATTCGAGCGCGATATCCTCGCAGTAGTGCGCGCGGAGCTTGGAGATCTCCGGATCATTGTTCGGCGTAGACAGCTTCACGCGTTCGACACCCGCGACGACTAACGCAGCGTCAATGCCGGAAAGCGTCGGCACACGGCCCAGCTGGTGCGCATCTTTCGCGTATTGCTGCATACGCTTCAACGCCTCGGCCACCACCACGGTCGAATCCGGCCCGGCAAAGGAATAGAGCGTTGCACGGACTTGATAACGATCGATCGCGGCGGACCGGACTTCCACGAAATCGGTCAACGGGCGCACACCATCCTCATACAACCTGGCCGTGACGATATCGATTAGTTCTTGGGATGCCGTGCCGTCACCCTCGCGTGAAAGGATCGTGACGACCACATGACCAGGCGACGGGCTGGTTGCCGTGGCATTGCGCACGCGCCCGTCCGCGCTCAGGGCGTGGAAAATATAGGCCCCCTCGGGACCGGCCACGGACAGCCCTTGCGGCGCTAACTGGATGCGGCGGCGGTAATCCTCGTTGGATTCCATCACGGCGTCCGTACCTTTATCAGGGTCTGCCGGCGTGATTTGCAGGCGCGGCACATCCATCAACGCACCCAGGTGATCCAGATCCGCATCCATGGCATAGGCCAGCATCACCGCACGAGCCGCCTCATTGATACGCTGGCGCACCTTTAATTCCCGGTAGGCCGTGACCTGCAACACCTTCATGGCAGGGTCGGATTCCTGCAACCCGGTATAGCTAGAATCCCGCTCTTGCAGATCTGCCAGTTGCTCGGCCAGGATAGTTTCGAAGTCCAGCGGCTCGATCACATTGGGCGCGGGCAGGCGCGACAAATCGATAGCGGCGCTCATGCACTGACTCCAGAACCAACCGGCACGGCCAGTTGGATACTCTGTTCATTGGTCACACCGTCCAGGATCAGCGCGGCTTGCCCGGCCTGGCCGCGTTCGAGCTGCACCCCGGTCAACGCAATGCGAGGCTCCCACAGCATGACGGCGTGCGCGGTAGCCGCATAGATGCGCAGCACGGTCGCGCCGTTCAAGGGCTGATCGATCAACTCCGGCACGTCGGACCCGTAGCTGCGACGCATGACGCGGCTACCAATAGGCGTCGTCAGAATATCGGCCAGCGATTGCCGGATATGCGCCAGGCCGGACAGGGCGCGACCGTTGTGGGCATTCATGCCGGTCATTTCGGGCCGCCCGTATCGTCGTCGCCCTTTTTGACGCCGCCGTGCGGGTGCTTGACCAGGCTAATGCCGGCAGCGATCACATCCATGGTGGCCTGGATTACACCCTGCACCATGGCGGCGGG